TCAGCACCACGAAAGGTTCCCTTAACAGTGTTAAAGTTATCTCTACGAGAGTGCCTAGTCGAAAGAGAAATACCAGAGCGAAGGTCATCTTCATCTAAAGTAACAGTGGGAGTGGTATAGGCAGCAGCCTTCATTTTCCAACTACCCTGAGAGTACCAGAATAGCCCACCCATAGAGGTCAGCATATCAGAGATTACTTGCTTGGGGGAACTAGAGGTTAAGAATGAACCATTACAAGAGTAACGAGCCTCAGACTCTACAGTTTGATTGCAAATACCTTTAGCTGTGATAACACTGCTGTCATAGATACGGGCATCTGGAATGCTTAAGCCATAGGCTGACGACACATAATCTCTAAGACATAAAGCTGGATTGTCTGACCAAGCTGTGGTAGCTGTCTCAGGGTCATAGACCTTCTTACCCTTAATCACACAAGATACTACAGGGATACCATTGGGGAATACGTCAGAGTTATATTGCAGTTTTACATACAGATAAGCAATATTAGAAAGTTTATGCAAGCTAGTCCAAGCACCACCAGCATCTGCAATCAAACCTGTGTCAGCAGCTTGTGTCGTTGTTCCATAATACTTTTTGATAGTGACATACCCACTATACCTAGCAGGCAACGTTACGTTACCAGAGCCATCAATAGTAACAAGGTCATCATTAAGGTAGATTTCTTCGTAAGACTCAATCTCATGTCCAGCATAGGCTAGGATACGATGTAGAAATGTGTTAGTCTCTCCACCCGTAGAAGTATCATAAAGACGAACTCCACCGACTTTAGTTTTACCATAGATAATCTGATGATCTACAGCAGACCCTGATTGACCAGTAAGAGAGTAACCACCAGAACTAGCAGAAGATGGTTTAGGAGAGAGTGCATTGAGTGCAGCACCCATAGCTGTGGAGATTAGGAAGTGGGTAAAGAACGATCCACCTATTGCTCCAGCGACACCAGTTGTAAGGGCAACAGATGCAGTAGAAAGAAGTGCAGGAAGGGCTACAGCCATGTTTATTCTCCTAGTAACTTAGAATACATAGTTTCGACAGGTTTGTAGCGCAACCACAACAAGAGTTTATCGAAAGGTTTATTATTTGTCGTGCTTACTATTAAAACAGATACTCCATCTTCTTTTAAAGACTTCTCAGCAAACTTGAATAGCCTAGCACTTATAAAACCCTTGCGACAATCCTTCTTTAGATAGAGAGCAGAGTTTACAGCAAACAGGTGGTCCTTATAGTGGATATGCTTACGACTGATCGTTACGAAGTATCCAACAAGAGTTTCACCTTCTCTGGCTGTAAAGATATGCAACATACCCTGATCTTCTAGCGTATGGTATGCTTCCCAATCAGGGTTTAGTTTTATAGCGTGTTTGTTTGTTGCTACCTCTAGCCAATGCTCTTCAAGCAGAGGTTTAATATCTTTCTCTACAGTAAGTAAAAACTCTTGTTGGTAGGTAATCATTCGGGTTGTCCTTTAAGAAGTTCCTTTGCGACCCCAGAAGATTTCTTTATCTTGTAGGCCAGCAACAAACTCTAGTCCTTTATCCGTAGGAAACCTTGATCTTTGGTCTGAGTCTGTAAACCGTCTTACGACAGGTCTATCAAGTTTAATCAAAGCACTCTCAGCCGTAACAGAGATAGTAGCGGTGTCTGCTGCTTCTGATATATTCATCTGGTCAAGTTCACCACTAAAGATTTCTACAAGCGCTTGACTATCACCCTCTAAGACCAGAAGGTCACCAGCTTGAGTAGTGATAAAATCTAAACCCTGTGTAATCAAATAAGAATCTGGGTAGAGCAAACCAAAATAGATGATGCACTCACGACCCTGATAAGATTCTCCTAGTGCTAGGGACAAGAAGCTGCTAGGGATACCAGATAACGACAGAGTAGCACCCTTAGCTTCAAGTTCTGTGGTCTCTCCAACAGTAGAAATAGTCAACAGTTGACCAGCACCAAGATAAGTTTTACCATCATTGATTAGATCACCATACCCCGACCAAAGATAAAGAGGTCCACTTGAGAAGTTAATCTCTACAGCAAAGAAGGGCGTAATCTCTTTTTGTAGTAGATTAGGCACAAAGCCTGCTGTAATATCCCTAGACATGTTTTGCCCTTATCTTTAAGAGATTCTATATACAGTGTAAGTGTTTGTAGCAGTCTTACGAACCCTGAATAATCCTGATGTAGTAATAGGTACAACCATTGAACCAACCAGAGTTAAACCTGTATTTCCAGTAATAGTTACAGCGCCTGCGGCTGTACCCGTGTTAATAACGGAGAAGTCAAAGGACATATTTGTTGGGAACGTAGTGGGAAGTCCGCCCTCAATAGCTGTACCTGTAGGAAGCGTAAGAGTACCGATTGTAGCACCAGTAAACTGTACAATACCAGTTAGCAGTTCTGCAATAGTAAGTGTTACAGCAGCAGACTTAGAGGTTTGTGTTGGCTGGTTCTGGAAGGTAACACCAGTAGTGATACTTGCCCCAACAACATGAAGAGGTGTGACTGGAAGAGCCGTACCAATACCTAAGTTGCCGCCAGTAGTGAGACGCATACGCTCGTTGCCGTCAACATCAACTGCAAAGAAACTGTTTGTTGCCCCCACAGCCGTTGGATCAACGTCTATCCGAAAAACACCTGCGTTAAAGACAAGGTTCGTGTAGGAACTATCATCACTGTCTTGCAACCTGATTGTCGGGATGGTGGCTTGAATGTGGAGTTCCTCAGCAGGGGAACTTGTCCCAATACCTACGTTGCCTGCACTGGTGATACGCATACGCTCGTTGGCATCAATATGATTGGTGATATCAGCACGAGTGCCAAAAGTCAGGGAGGTTTCAGGGCTACCATCTTCTGAAACAGCCGAAATGTAAGCACCAACACCAGGAGTTGGTGTATTGGTATCGGATACAAAAAACTCAATTGTGCCAGATGGTTGTCCAGCTAAAACGGTGGGGTCCGTGTCAGTAATTCTGATTGTAGCTGCTGCACCAGAGCTACTGTACATCTGCCCAGAAACTGCAGGCGAATGATTGACGCTAACAACGTAGTTTCCAGTGCCCCCAGTTGTCCCATCAGTCTGAGAAAGAATTCTGGTAATTGGAGAAACCCCAAGGCCGTAAACACGGTCACCAACTGCAATGGTGTCAGCAACAACCGATGCAACGTTCATCGTAGTGCCAGTTATGGTGGCGCTAGTTATTGTAGCTATGGCAGTCGTGCTGCCTGACACATGGAGTTGTGCTGCTGGTGCAGTCGTTCCAATACCTACTCTACCTGCGCTGTCGATACGCATACGTTCTGGGCCGCCAACCTCAAAGTTCATTGAACCAGTGCCGACACCACCCTCGTCAGCCTGAAGAAGCAGGGTTGCAGCATTGTGAGCTATTCTTGAGAAGCTACCATCGGTATCAGAAAGCCTGATAGTAGGGACGGAGGATTGAATGTCGAGGTTCTCAGCAGGAGTACTTGTACCAATACCTACGTTTCCAGAACTATCAATACGCATACGCTCGTTAGCATCAACAGCACCCAAAGCAGCGTCACGAGTGCCAAAGGTCAGTGCGGTATCAGGACTAGAACTCTCAGAAATGGCAGAAAGGTAAGCGCCGACACCAGCAGCAGGAGCAGTTGTATCAGAGCCAAAGAACTCAATAGAGCCAGTTGGTTGACCAAGTGAAGTGGTGGTGTCCGTGTCAGCAATTCTAATTCTAGACGCTGTAGGAGAGCCTGTGAATATGCTTGGAGAAGAAGGTACGGTCTGATATACGCTGACAGTGTAAGTGCCAGTGCTACCTGTTGTCCCAAGCGTCTGAGCGGTGATTTTGGTAATAGGAGAAACATTAGCACCATAAACAATATCGCCTACAGCAATAAGGCCATCACCAGTTGTGAATCCCGTAACAGCCATAGTAGTGCCAGAAATAGATGCTGTAAATTGAGCAATTAGACTAGTACTCCCTGACACATGGAGTTGTGTTGCGGGTGCAGTCGTACCGATACCTACAAGACCAGTCGTCGTGATAGAGGGTATATTTGTAAAGAACTCTGCACGGGTCATCTTAGAGGTAATATCAGCAGACACATCAACAACAGGAATAACATCAGTAGATGCAGAGTTTGCCCCAGTAAGACTTGGGAGTTCAGTAATTTTTACGCTGGCCATTAAAGTGCCTCCACACAATCAAAAGTAATCCCGTAGGATGATATGTCGTTAATCTGCCACTGCTGTGTATTACCCCTAAGCCTAAATTTACCAACAGTATTAGACAAAGTGACTGTAGCGTCATCAGCAGGTGCTACTTTAACAGAGGGCCACAGATCAATGTTTGCCTGTCCACTAGCATTTGTGTTTACATCTGCAAGCACTTTGTGTAGGGTAGCAGTTACTGACGCCCCAAGTTGTAGGTAGTCACCAGCCTTTAGGTAACCAGCCACGGAGAGGGGCAAGCCGTCTATGTTAAGAGTTTCCCCTGTCTGACCCCCACCATTAACCAGAGGCGTCCCTAGAGTGGTCCTAGCCGTTCCCTGTGGGGTCTTACAGTTAGGGTCTCCCAATAGGAATGTTCCATACTGACCCTTTAGGCTCAACAGAAAGGCTATCCAAGGTTCTGCAAGGTCTTTACGTATAGGTGGGAGAGAGATAGAAGCTGACCACCGCTCCCCCTGATGTTTAATAACTTGCTGAGAGTAAGTGAAAGGTGACTGACTAATAGCAACAGCATTCTCAGCAGTAAGAGTAATATTAGCGATACCAATACTTGTCGGTAACGAGAGTGGATAACTGATTGGCATAATAAATCCTTACTGGAAGGCGGCTCCCATTTGACCACCACGTCTTTTAGCATCAATGATAGCAGCTTTAGTTGCATTAGTAATCTGTGGGATCATCTTAGCGACTTCCATACGCACAGCAGCAGCGTCAGAGCCTGTTACAGTGATGATATTCTGTACGGTCATGCCACCAGCATTACCATTCACTTGTACTCCTAGCTGACCATTAGAACCACGCTTTAGGGGCATGATAGCCTCTGGACCAGCTTCACCCATCAGACCTGTCTTACCACCTGACATAGAGAAAGTAGTTGGAGAACCTACGACACCACCATCAGCATATGCAGTGACGTGACTACCATTGCTAAAGACATTTCCGTTAGCACTACCTAAGAAACCCTTTAGGAGACCTGTGATAGCATTAGCAGCAGGTTGAGTTACAGTCTGTTCATACACACTCTTGAGAATGTTAAACATCATGTTTCTAAAAGCATCGGCTACAGTTGCAGAACCATCTACCATCGCCATAAAAGCATCGTTGATATTAGAGTTGACGACCCCCATAAGAGCATCTTGTCTCTCAGCAGCTACATAAGCATCATAGGCTGCAATAGCACGTTTACGCTCAGTCTCAATCTCTAGTTCAGTCCGCTTAGTCTTCATGGTAGCAATCTTCTCATCAAGAGTGAAGAGGAACTGATTGCGTTTGATCTGTTCGTCAGTAAGACCAAGAGACTTCTTTTTCATGTCGTATTCACGAGCAAGTTTAGCTAGGTATTCTTCTTGAGTATCAATTCTACCTGCTACAGCACCACCAGAGGTTTTATTTGTTGAGTTAAGAACAGATTCTTGTGTCAAAGAAGACTGTAAGCCGTTTATAAGGTCTAACTGTCTCGTCCTTTCAAGAAGGATTGGACCTGTGCTTTTTCCAGCAGCAATGGCGTCAGCAATAGCTTCATCTGTTTTACTTTGAAGATCAAACTTGTAGCCAGCTATTGTAGAGGCAACAGTTGCATCAGACTTTGATTTTAGTGCATCAACTTTTGCACCAGAAACTGCAAGGGCGCGTTCAATAGAACTTCCAAGGCTAGTAAGCGCATTCATAGAATTTGCTGCGTCCCTTAGATGGTCAGCAAAAGTCTTAGCAGAATCTTTAGCCTTATCCACTTCATAAGAGAGTTGAAGCGCCTCAACAGCAGCTTTACCTGCCTCATCAGCAGCGCCAGCCATTTCAACTCTTTGAGCAGCAGTTGCAGCTTTAGAAAGAACCTCTGCCCTAGCCTGTTCGTAAGCCATTTGTTTTCTGAGTTCTAAGGCTTGTTCATCAAGACCTTGTGCCTCAAGAAGATTTGCAGTTTGTTCGTCTATTTTATAGTTAAGTTGTGTTTGATAATCTAAAATATTTTTCTTTGCTTCAACTTGTTTATCAAGACCCTCAAAATCTGCAAGTTTTTTATAGTAAACAAAAAGAGCATCAGCTTGGCTTCTTTCTAGTTCCCCAAGTTTTACTCGTTCATCCAGTTCAGCCCTAATATTAACAAATTTTTGTGCATACTTCATACCCTCAACTTGTGTCGATTCCTCGCCAAACCTTAGGATCGTTTTTTGTAGGTTCAACTCTTGGTCAAGATTACGAACTTCTTTTAGAAAGGTCTTCTCTCGTTCTTCGGATTGTTTCTTTCTGAGGTCAGCAAGGACTTTTTCAGCAGCAATTAAATCCTCTAAAGCTTTCTTTTCTTGTTTTGATTCATAACCACCTAACCCCCCAGTAGTCATACCACCAATACTTGCAGCGGGCATTTGACTTGCTTTTCTTAAAGCTTCCCTAGCAGCCTCAACCTTTTTTACAGCCTCATCTACGTTCTGGACACCAAACATCTCTTCGACAGTCATGCCAGCAGCAGAGGCTTTTTTAGTGAGTGTCCACTCTGTTAATGCTTCAGTAATAGACTTGATTTTTTCTTCAAGTTTAGTTAAAGCCTCTTTTGTCTTATTAGTTTCTTCGGACGACCTTGAAAAAGCAGCGGCTATAGCTGTAATGATGGGAATGGCAATACCTAATGCAGAAAAAATACCAATCCATTTTGTAGATTTTGCAAGCATAGCAAATGTGCCTACAAGCTGAGTTGCCTGTTGACCCAGAGCGACAAAGACGTTAGTTCCACCTTGAAGCTGAACAAAAAAGTCACCAAATTGATAACCAGTTTGTTGTGCAAGAACGCCAAGTTGGTTTGTCCTACGGGATGCCTCAGTAGCATACTTAGAAAAAACCCCAGTTCCATTGGCAAAGGAAGCACTAAGTTTATCTTGCTCAACCTTTAACTGTGCAGAAGTAAGGATGTTCTTTTTGTAGGCTAGGTTAAGTTGTTCGTTCTCTGCTTTGTAGAGTTTCATTTCTGCATAGCCAGCTTGGTATTTAACCTTAAGCTGATCTAACGTATTGGCCTCTTGTTTAGCAGCAGCATCTAATTTAGCACGAGAAGCGAGCAGTTCCTTCTCAACTTGAGCTAGTTCTTTTTCTTTTTGGATAGCTAACGACCAAGCAGTTTCCATCTTCTTTTGTGTCGTAAGCCAAGCCTCATTGGCAGCTTTTGCTTCTTTAGCCGCTTCGATAGACTCTCTCGTAGCTTTTGCATTGCCCATAATGAACTTAGTAGCGTCAGAGGTGGACACACCAAGTTTTGTTAAAGCTGAAATCTGTTGGCTAAGACCCTTAACAAAAGCAGAGTTTTCAAGCCTACCGCCCTCAAGCTGTTTAGCAAGTTTCTCTGAGTTATTACCGAGAGTAGTAATAGCATTAGCAAGTTTTAGGACATCTTGTCCGCCAGCAACGCCAACTGTAATTTGAATATCGTTTGCCACAGCAAGTTCTCCGTTCTCTTACTAGGCTATGAATAAGCCCCTAAATACATCTTATCAAGTCTGATAATAACTTCGGTTTCCCAAGCTAGGAGCGGGTATTCCGTAATCTGTTTCCAAGCAAGTACCTGCTCGTAGGTTATAGGATTTGGCCCAGAGAAGCCTGATGTTCGACTGTTGCTCAAACTAATAAAGGCAGACCAGACATGAGATAAAAGTCTAGGGAACTCTGTGGGAGACTCCAATCCTTCAATCTTACGTCCAGTCTGCCTTTCAACTTGTTCCAAATGCTGCCTCTCTGAGACGCCATTCTTATCTGATTTATTTAGCTTGAACTGATGCTCTGCCCATTGGCAAAGGTCGTCTATCAGGCTTTCATAAAACCTAGAGAGTCTTCTACCCCTTGCTCAACTTGTGCCTTAATCCAAAAGACTTTATCATAAACTTCTTTAGCCTTAGCTTCGGTCAGCTTAGGAACTTCACCACCATAGGTAATATTCCATTCTTTTGTCGTCTTAGCTAGGCTTTCCATTGTCGCAGCTTCAAGTTCTTCCATCGTGTAGTCTGCCGACTTCTTACCCTGTGCAGCCTTAATACGCTTATTAGCGATAGCATGAACCACAGCCTTATACTCTTTGGAGTAGGGTGCATACACAGTAATAGTCATATCAGAACCATCATCATTCTTGAGAGGTTCATTTGTGGAAGGGTGCTTAATAGCAACGACAACAATATCAGTCTTAGGGGTTAGGTCCATCAAGTCCATGTCGGGGTATCCTTATTCGGGTTAAATTGTAGTCGGGTAATATCCAAGTCAGGGAGCGTAAGACCCGACACCTACGCTCCCCTACCCTATTACTAGGGATTCATTTGATTAACGGATAATCTTCAAGTTGGTTCCCTGTGCAGTGTCATACAGAGCAACAAACGAAAGGCTAATCATACGGCTAGTTGGGCCATCTACACCAACATCAGCAGAGTTAATCTTAATACGGGGGAAACGGAATACGTAGGGGTTAAGTCCTGTTGGATCATTAACCGATACAATTAGTTCTGATTCAGTTTCATTCAAGAAACGGTTGACAAGTGCAACATCTTCAAAATACGCTGTGAACGTACCTTCAATCTCTGCACGACCGTATTCCAGTTGAGGCGTAGAATCGTCACCAATAACAAACGTAGGTGCATAAGAGTTGTTGATAGTAAAATCAAGACCTGTAACAATAGCCGAGACAGTGCTAGAAGCTACGTTACCAATACGCATATCCCCAGAGTAAGCATCAAATGGGGCAGCGCCAGAAGCAGCAGTCTGTGTCTTTGGTGAAGAACTAATAGTCATATCTTTACCGACCATACCAAAGGTCGTAGTGACCATCTGATTAGGAGCAAGAGATACAGCCATAGTCGATACCGTCATGCCTGTAAACAGACGGGCTTGAGTGATGTCAGCAGCAAGGTCTTCAATCGAAAAGAACTTTGGAGTTACGCCTACTTTAATACTAGAGTTTGTAATGGTTCCAGCTACAGTCTGTGGGCCAGCAGTTGAGTTAAGGAAGGATACCGAAGTCGTCGTGCAAGCAGTGACAATAAAGTTACCATTAAAACCAGACGGGGTAATACCAGCAACAGCAATGCTTGCACCAACAGTAAAGGGAGCGACAGTTTGTGCAGCAAAAGTGATAGTAGCAGTTCCTGATGCACTTGTAGCAGTCAAGGTAGCAATAGTTGGGGAAGTCGTAAAAGTGTTTAGCATAGCAGATTCGATGAAAGCATCATAGTCTGCATCACGCAAGTCTACAACAATGTCCCCAGAGGTCTGACGATTGCCATGACGATCCACACGAGGCATACGGTCAGCTTGGATGTCGTTACCAGCTACACGGTCTTTGGTTAGGTTTAGCGAGTGTGTGCTAAAGGGTAGGTTAGCGAAGTTACCAGCAGGGGTTGTGCCAAAAGTAACTTCTGTGATAAACGATAGGCTAGAACGAGAGCCTTGAGCAAATGCCATTTTAGTGTCTCCAATTAGGAATAAATATACCAGCCAATGTTTACTGGAATCATGTAGAATGGACCATCAATGTCAGCAGATTCTCTTTCAGCATAACGGATGGATACGATAGTACTACCAAAGGTTACATCAGTAGCAGCCTCAAAGGCTTCAATGATCTTGTCGGCTAGGTCATCACCAGCAGAGGGACCATTACCTTCAGGGACATAACATACGACCCTAAAGACCCCTTGGTAATACATCTGTGGGTTAGTACCCATAACGGCAGGTTCACGGCGAGTAGGCAACAAACGAGGAACAACGTAAGATTGCCC